ACCGGATGGCCGCGCGATTTTTTAAGTGGTGGGTCCAGAACGCACGACGATGCAGACTCAAAGCTTAGATAACGCTCCTTCGGCTATAAGTACGTGCGCACTAAGTTTCAATTCAAAAAATGTGGGATCCACTATTAAACGAATTTCCGGATACGGTTCACGGGTTTCGTTGTATGCTATCTCTAAAATATTTGCAACTTTTGTCGCAGGATTATTCTCCAGATACGCTTGGGTACGAGTTAATACGGGATTTAATTTGTATTTTACGTTCCCGTAATTATGTCGAAGCGAGCTGCCGATATCGTCATTTCTACGCCCGCGTCGAAAGTACGCCGGCGTCTGAACTTCGGCAGCCCATACACCAGCCGTGCTGCTGCCCCCATTGTCCGCGTCACAAAACAACAGGCATGGACAAACAGGCCTATGAACAGGAAACCCAGAATGTACCGGATGTACAGAAGTCCGGATGTTCCAAGGGGATGTGAGGGTCCCTGTAAGGTACAGTCGTTTGAGTCTCGACACGATGTCGTTCATATTGGTAAGGTAATGTGTATTTCGGATGTTACGCGTGGAGTCGGTTTGACCCATCGTATAGGTAAGCGTTTTTGTGTCAAGTCAGTTTATGTTTTAGGTAAGATATGGATGGACGAGAACATCAAGACGAAGAACCATACGAATTCGGTGATGTTTTTCCTTGTTCGTGATCGACGACCGGTAGATAAACCACAAGATTTTGGTGAAGTATTTAATATGTTTGATAATGAGCCCAGTACGGCGACCGTGAAGAACATGCATAGGGATCGTTACCAGGTGTTGAGGAAATGGCATGCAACCGTTACTGGTGGTCAATATGCAGCGAGGGAACAGGCGTTGGTTAAGAAATTTGTCAGGGTTAACAATTATGTTGTTTACAACCAGCAGGAGGCAGGAAAATACGAGAATCACACCGAGAATGCATTGATGCTTTATATGGCTTGTACCCATGCTAGTAACCCAGTGTATGCTACGCTTAAGATTCGGATTTATTTTTATGACTCTGTAACGAATTGAATTAATAAAGTTTGAATTTTATATCTGAATATTGGTCTACATACATTGTCTGATTAACTACATTGTACAATACATGTTCGACGGCTTTAATAACTAAATTAAGTGAGATTACACCTAGATTATTGAGATATTTGAGGACTTGGGTTTTGAATACCCTTAAGAAAAGACCAGTCGGAGGGTGTAAGGTCGTCCAGATTCGGAAGGTTAGAAAACACTTGTGTATTCCCAGAGCTTTCCGTAGGTTGTAGTTGAAATGGATCCTGAGTGTTATTATGTCCATGTTCGTCGTGAATGGACGGTTGTCGTGGTTGAGGATCTTGAAATAGAGGGGATTTGGAACCTTCCAGATATAGACGCCATTCTTTGCTTGAGCTGCAGTGATGCGTTCCCCTGTGCGAGAATCCATGGTTGTGGCAGTTGATGCTAAGATAATAACTGCATCCGCATTCAAGGTCCACTCGTCTCCTCCTGTGCACTCGCTTCGCTTCCTTGTGTTGAACTTTGATTGGTACCCGAGTACAACGGTTGGGTGAGAAAGACGAATGCTGCATTTTTTAAAGCCCACGCTTTCAAAGCTGAGTTCTTTTCCTCGTCTAAAAACTCTTTATAGCTTGCGTTGGGGCCTGGATTGCAGAGGAAGATTGTTGGAATGCCTCCTTTAATTTGAACTGGCTTCCCGTACTTTGTGTTTGATTGCCAGTCCCTTTGGGCCCCCATGAATTCTTTAAAGTGTTTCAGATAATGCGGGTCAACATCATCTATAATGTTGAACCACGCATCGTTTGAATACACTTTAGGGCTTAGATCCAAGTGCCCACATAAATAATTATGTGGCCCCAAGGAACGGGCCCATTGTGTTTTCCCAGTTCTAGACTCCCCCTCTAGAACTAAACTCAAAGGTCTCTGAGGCCGCGCAGCGGCGTCCATGACGTTCTCCGACGCCCACTCTTCAAGTTCTTCTGGAACTTGATCAAAAGAAGAAGATAAAAATGGACAAACATAAACCTCCTGAGGAGGAGTAAAAATCCTATCTAAATTTGAATTTAAATTATGATATTGTAAGACATAATCTTTGGGGGCTAATTCTTTAAGAACTCTAAGAGCCTCTGCCTTACTTCCTGTGTTAAGTGCTGCCGCGTAAGCGTCATTGGCTGATTGTTGTCCTCCCCTTGCAGATCTGCCGTCGATCTGGAATTCCCCCCATTCAAGGGTATCTCCGTCCTTGTCGATATAGGACTTGACGTCGGAGCTGGATTTAGCTCCCTGAATGTTTGGATGGAAATGTGCTGACCTGTTTGTGGCGACCAAGTCGAAGAATCTCTGATTCTGGCACTTGTATTTTCCTTCGAACTGGATGAGCACGTGAAGATGAGGTTCCCCATTTTCATGAAGCTCACTGCAGATCTTTATGTATTTTTTATTTGTTGGGGTTTGTATATTTTGTAGTTGGGATAATGCCTCTTCTTTATTAAGAGAGCATTGTGGATAAGTAAGGAAATAATTTTTGGAATTGATGACAAAACGCCTTGGAGGCATGTTGACTATTTTTGAGACCCGATTGACCGCTCTTACAACTCTCCCCAGTATATCGGGTCCCTATATATAGTGAGACCCAAATGGCATAATTGTAATAAAACAACTTTAATTTGAAATTCAAACGAAAAGGCTAAAGCGGCCATCCGTATAATATT